GATCAATACTGGATTGTTTAGTTATTAAAAGACTTCCATCTTTAACTGTCTGAACCAACGGATCCTCTAACCTATGATATCCATACAATTTTTCATTATCAGGGACATTAGTGTCTAATAGTCCTGATCTGTGTGCAACTTCAATCTTAATACCTTTGGATATGGCTATAGCACACCAGAACTCTACACACGCTCTACCTGACTCTGCCATATTTACATTTTTGTATGTAAAATCTATTCCATACAAGCAAATTTGTTTAGCCTTTTTCCATATGGCGTAAGCCATAGCATATGCCACGGTATTGTTGAAATAACAGACTCCTGCGTATTTCACCACCTCTTCTAAAGGATACAACTCAATTTCTGGGTAGTCTGCATGTTGTATGCAAGAGTAAATTGGCGCTGTATTCTTGGTAAGAAATTCTCTCGCTACACCTGTTTGTGAACCAGCGTTTTCTGTGTGTATAAATCTAGTGACGGGATCCATCATAAATGTCCTGTCAACATGTATGATAGCACCTATACAGTTTATCCCCCAGATCTCATCAAACTCTTGTGAAGCGACCCTAGCCGCAATATAATCTGAATAGCTGCCCCCCAACCCTACTATTGCTATTTTCATGTTTTATTTGCCCTTACCAATCCCTCACGATAAGCATCTGAATTTTCAACTCCTCGCGCATAATTCTGCAATCTTTGCGCGGACTCTGTGTATCTAGCCATGTAAAGCTGTAACAAGTCTGTTTCACCTTTCATAAAGACGTAAGCCTCAATCAAACAAGCATACAATAGAGTGTTTTTAGCATTTTCACTAATCCAAGTTGTCGTAGTATCGGCAGACGTTGAAACCACAACTCCAGTAGCGCCGCTAGTTGCTCCTGTAACTGTTTCACCAACGGTAAAATCTCCAATAGGAACAGTAATCACAAATTCTGTTGCTGAAGTTATAGAATTTATCGTTGTGCTTTCTCCACTTGTGCCACCTGTAATAGTCTCTGCATTAACAAAAACACCTGTCACATTGCTAACAGTTAAAGTCACTTTGCTAGACGTTAGACTGGCTGGTCTGTAATAATAATGCAGTTCAACATCAAAATTAGCATTTGGTGTTGGAGCTAAAATAAAATTTTGATAATCATACAAAGCATAATACTTAGGAACTCCAGTGGTCGCTGGGTTAGGAGTGAACTCTTGAAGGAAGTTAACGTCCTTTAATAATAAAAATTCTGTTAAGCTAGAATTAGTTAAACTTAGACTAAAAGATGCTAGATAATCATCTGGCACCGCTAAAAATTTATTTCCTGAAGTCATGGTGCCTGACACGTTTTTACGAAAAAAATCTAAATCAACTTCTTTCAAAATACGTTCTTCCGCAGTTTTAATAAAATCAGGAAGATGAGAAACAAAAACTGTTTCAACATTATCTGTATAATCTTTTATTGAAGTTTTTAATTGGGTATATGTGTAACTCATGGTGTGTTCGCCTGTCCGCCCATGCCGCTATGATTCGTGCAATAGTAATATAGAGTGGGAGCGCCACTAGCTACTGTTATTTGAGTGTAAGCACCAGATGAACCAGGCGTGCCATTAGTTGTTACACCTGTGGTGTATTGAGATCCCCCACCGTGAGTGCCATTAGACGTTGTAGAAAATCTTAATGGATGTCCTGAATTACTGCTATCTGACTGATCAAATCTGTAAGTGTTGCCTTCAGTTAAAGTAACTGTAGCTTGCTGCACTCCATCAATATAATACTTATTACCGTAACCCGTGCTGACAACTGTAACTGTATAAGTTGCAGCTATGGTTGCTCCAGTTCCAGAGGCTGTTACATTGCCTAAGGTTATAGTTCCAGTGACCCCTGATACTGTTGCGCTTGTTGGTGTGAATACATTACCACCAAAAGTAACTGTGCCTACTTGACCTTGAGCTTGTGGCACCTGCGCTTCAAACAACAAAGTTTCTAAATTAAAAATAGGAAAACTAACTGTAACATCTACAAGTTCTGATCTATCTGGCCTTGGATCTCTCAAAGCTTGTGCGTCAACAGTTTTGCGTCTTACCTCTAGCTGTGGATGTTTAGGTTCATACTCATCTTTACCAACGAGTGATCCATTCCACTCTTTACGCATATCGCGCAACCTATATCTGAAGCCAGATCTGTCAGATATACCATAAGCATTTTTTCCAACAGCAAACTTGCCCATTATCTAACTCTGTAAAATTGAAGATTAGGACTTACACTGAATGAAGCTCTATCACGATCTTCTGACTGCGCTCTAAAAAATTCTTCGTCATACATGGCTTTTAACATAGTGACTCGATCTGGAGCTTTTTTTATTGCTATGTAATAAGCCAAACCAGCGGCTAAACAGGGATAGAAGCGAAATGGGACATCTAGGGTGTCAACAAAGGTGTCTGCGTCATCTATCCGCGTTAAAGCATCGTAATGAAGAACATCTGTGCTGTTTTCTGGAGTAGGCCATATTTTTATTACAGGCGTCACTTGCCTATCAATGAAGAATTGAGTGGGTCTGGATTGTGTAGATTTAGTAGGAATATTTAAGTATGTGTCTCTACTAATCTTGCTCATTGCCAAATCGTTATCGCTTCTTCTAATAACCATTGACAATACATCAATCACATCAGCTCCCAAAGTGTAGCTAGATGTGCCTTGAGTCAAAGCTTGGGTTCTTTGAACAATAGTCCACTGATTTAAGCCTCTGTTCGCCCAATCAGCAAACATAAGATTAAGTGATCTTTTTGCGGTTTTTAAGTCATAACCAGTACGAACTTGCAAACCACAACGCTCAAAAGCTTCTTCAATGTAATCACTTACATCAAGCTCAAAATCAGTGGAACCAGATACAGCCATTATTTCTTAGCCTTACCGCCGCGCATCATTTTCTTCACGCCGCCACCACGCATCATGCCCATAGCCATGCGTTTACGAGGAGATACTGCTTTTGCAGCGCCACCACCCTTCATTTTTTTAGGGATTGTTGCACCGCCGCCACGCATTTTTTTGGCTTTTTTAGCAGCACCTCCACCCATCATTTTTTTGGGAATGGTCGCTCCACCACCACGCATTTTTTTAGCTTGCTTTTTTGCACCTACCATTTGCATATCTCCTGTCTCGGCGGTTCAAAATTAAATTTATATAATCCTGTGGATCATAATTTTCATAGTATCCCATTTTTTCAAGCTTTTGACTAGCATCATCTAACTCTGACAATCTTTGTATAAAAACCATCGTAAAATTTGTTTGAAACGCAAGTAACCATACATCCATTCCATTTAACGCAAACCACTCATTCATTGCAACACAGGCCGCTTCTACCTCTTCATACTTCTGAGATGGCTCTGCCTCTGCACAAATTATCACTGAATATTTATCATTAAAGTCCCTAGATTGTCTGGCTATTGTTCGCCACAAATCTTCCCTGTCAAGACAGTCAATTACCAACAGTTTATTATCTATAAACGCTTTTTTAGCGTAGGGGCATGGAGCAAACCCAAAATCAGGATCTACAACACTTAGATCCTTCATTATCCAGTTTTTAACAATGTCCTTTATTTCTTCCGTCTCTTTAATGATTTCACCCTTCTTGGCTTACCTGCTGGTTGCCCAAGCCTCTTCTTCTGAGCTATTCTGCTACTCTTTTCTTTGGCAGTCATTTCGCTGGCTGTTTTGGGAGTTTTAGAAGAAATCCTTTTGGTGGGGCGGCAATATGGAGTACCCCGTTTTTCACCCTTCCTACGCCCACATGCCTTCCCCGTGCGCTGATCCTTCCAATCCTCTTTGAACCACCTCTTGAGCGCCAGCCCACTTTTTGTTTTCCTTACCGCCATTTACAAACCCATCGCCCTTGCTACAGAAATCATAAGAACAACAAATAACCCAACAGCGACAATTATAACTCCAAAGATTAAAACTGCGGTTTTTATGTTTTCTTCCAATTCCTTTTGTTTTTTAGCAGCCTCACGTTTTGCAACGGCAGCAGCCTCTTTAGCCTCTTGTATACGCTTTGCCCTCTCTGCCACTATGGAAGCCCAAGTTCCATGTCCAAATCTCATGTCCACCATACTGGCAATTTCTTGCATCTGTTCTTTAGCCAGCTTCGCATCTATAATCTCTTGCGCTACTGACTTTATACCAAACTGATCTCCTACTCCTACACCAGACTTTTTGTTCCGTTTCTGCTGTACCTGTTTCTCACCTTCAAAGAGGTTGTCTATGTGTCCAGCTATTTCTGATACATCATTCGCTGTACCAATGACACTTTTAATGCCATCGACTGCACTTTTAAATAATGCAAAACCTGCTAAAGCAGTCGAAATTGGTTCCATTTAAACCTCTATGA